AGCCTCGACCTGTTCTCTTGTAAATCCCATATTTTTCTTTTTCTAATAAGTATCTTAAAAATCACTAACTGTTCATTTTTTTACAACAAAAACTTTACTTTGTCTGAGATTTTACTATTTATAGGAAAATCAAAAATTATGGTACTAAAAGTTGGATCAGAAGGGGCTGATGTAAAAAAACTCCAAGAAAAATTAGGCGTAGAAGCCATAGGAAAATTTGGACCTAAAACAGAAGCTGCGGTTAAAGCTTGGCAAAAAGCAAATGGTTTAAAAGATGATGGTGTCGTTGGTGATGCTACATGGGCAAAACTATTTGGTGAGTCAAAACCTACCACAGAAGTAATCAAAGAGGATGTGGTTATCCCATCAGGAGGTCCATTAAATATTGAAAAATTAAAAGGTCATGTTCCTGATGCGGTTCTTGCTCAGATTCCTGACACTGCAAAAAAATTCAATATTACAAATAATTTGAGATTAGCACACTTCTTATCACAGTGCGGTCATGAGTCAGGTAATTTCAAAGCGGTTAGTGAAAACTTGAATTACTCTGCGGATGGTTTGAAAAAGATCTTCGGTAAGTATTTCCCTGGTAATCTAAATGAGTCTTACGCTCGTCAACCTGAAAAGATTGCCGCTCGTGTTTACGCATCAAGAATGGGTAATGGTGATGAAGCATCTAAAGAAGGTTTCAAGTTTAGAGGAAGAGGTTACATTCAATTAACAGGTAAAGCAAACTATACTAAATTTACAAAATTTATTGGTGAAGATTGTGTTGCAAATCCTGATTTAGTTGCAACAAAATATCCTTTGGCTTCAGCGGCATTCTTCTTTGACTCAAACAAATTGTGGGCAATCTGCGATAAAGGTGCTGATGACGCAACTGTAACTGCGGTAACAAAGAGAGTGAATGGTGGAACTATTGGTTTACCTGACAGAATCAAACACTTTAAAGAGTATTACAACTTACTTAAGTAAAACACAAAACCCCGATCACTCGGGGTTTTTTTATGATATAATATTTATATCACTTGTAGTTTCAATCACCACTCTTGCTCCACAACTCAAAAGTGGTTTTTCATCACAACCTGATCCACCATATATAATTTTACTTGGTCCTAATATTTCTACTTCATTACAATAGGTATTTGTTTTACCTTCTTTTATTGTAATAACAGGTAGATCAGTTCCTTTTGTTTTATTAGATCTGATGTGATGTTGATTCACATGAATTCTTTTTATTTTTGGTCTTGCCATTTCCACCCCAAAAATAATTTGGTGAAGAATCTGTGTATTGAATTTGGCTTTTTCTCAAAGAAAATATGAAAGCTTTTTCCAACCTTGTAGGAACCTGCCTGATTTGGTTTTATGATACTATGTATCTCACCTGATCTTTGGATCATTTCCATTTCTAAACCTGTATATTCTTCTTGTTTAGTTTCTTTTTTCTTTCTTGGTTTGTAATTTCTTTTCTTTTGTGGTATTGGTCTTTCTTTGCTTACCGTTTCTTTTAATATTTCTTTTTCCATAATTTAATTTTAATTAAAAATATTTGGGTGTAAATATTTACTTCACACCTAATACTTCTTTCTTGTAATAATCATCAAACCCATCCAAGTAGTTTGTGATTGATTTGTTTTTATCTGCTCCGATTATCTCATCGATAAGTCCGAACTCTTTTGCTTCTTCTGAATTGTACCATCTATCTCTTGCTGAAAAATCTAATACCTCTTGAAATGTTCTACCGCAATTTTCGGCTAAGATCTTAAATAGGATGTAATTGTATTTCTCACCTTCCATTTGATCAATACGAGTGTCTTGGATGTTTCCTCGTGTTCCGTGACTTACTTGGTGAGTCATTACTTTTGCGTGTATCAAAGATGATCTTTTTCCTTTTGTTCCTGATGACACAAGAACTGAACCCATAGATGCACACATACCCAAGTTTGTGGTTACAATATCTGAACTTACGTAGTTCATCAAATCCACAATACCAAGACCACACATCACAGAACCACCAGGACTATTGATGTAAAGTGTGATGTCTTTCTTCTCAACTGAATCCAAGAACAATAATTGTGCTTGTACAATATCAGACATTCTTTGATCTACAGGTCCTGACAACCATAAGATACGATCCCTCATGAGTCGGGAGAAAATATCAATTTGTGTTGCTCTTAATTCTCTTTCCTCCAAAATATATGGGGTTAGTGATGCTTCAAACTGATCTAACGCCAGTGAACTAATTCCTTCGCTCTTTGCGAAACTTCTAAACTCTTTTCCGTAATTCATCTTAATTTGCTTTTTCTAATTGGTCTTCGTTAAAAATGTGTAGTAATCCGTATTCATCCATCTCACCTACAACTCGTACATGTCCTTCTACTGTTTGGAATACTGATACGATTGTACATGGGAACTTATACCCTTTCACTTTGATTGCTTTGTCTCCTACTTTAAACTTAGGTTGGTTTGATGGGAAATCTCCGTCTGATAATTGTGGGTCATCCCACGATGTGTTTGTTTGCATAATTTTAATTTGATAATGGTGCTTTAATTGATGGGTGTGATTGATAATCTTTTAGTGTAAAATCACCAACAACATATGATTCAATACTTGGTCTTGACCCTTCATAAGTTGGGAACTGATTTAGTGTTGGTAACTCAAATGGTTCTCTACCAATCTGTTCTTTTGCTTGTTCAATATGATTTAAATATAAGTGAGTATCACCCAAGTTCCCAATCAATTGGTCAGGAATCATATTTACTTCTTTTGCCAATATTGTGAGTAATAATCCGTAAGATGCTATGTTGAATGGTAAACCTAAGAATGTATCCACTGAACGTTGATTCCACATTAAAGAGATTGCTCTGTATTTTCCAGGATTAACAATCTTTTCTTCCCTAGTAGTAGGTCTTGTATAAACTTGAAACCCATAATGACAAGGTGGGAGAACCATTTGGTCTAATTCTCCAACATTCCAAGCATTAACCATTAATCGTCTTGAGTCTGGATTTGTTTTAATGTCGTTGATTAGGTTTGCGATTTGGTCTATTGAATTATTTTGGTATGTTACTTTAACATCATATTTACTATAATCGCCACCATCATGAATTAAGTCCATAACCTTAACTTTGTCAGAACTTTTTACATTTTCTAAATCATAATTTGTTACATTCTTTCTTCCCCAACTTCTCCATTGCTTACCATACACGGGACCTAATTCACCCCACCTCTTAGCAAACTCATCATCGTTTTTAATTCGTTCAATAAACTCTTCTTTTGAGTATGGTTCAATAGTAGGAACACCATTTGTGTCTCGCGAATATGATTTTAAGTAATGTACAATATCCTTATCACGAATCACTTTTTTACAATAGTTCTTATAAGCATCACCATCCCATATATGACAATCATTATCAACAAGGAATTTAATGTTTGTATCACCACGAAGGAACCATAATAACTCGGTCACCATAGTTTTCCAAGCCATCTTCTTGGTTGTAAGAACTGGAAATCCATCTTGCATGTTATGACGAATGGTATAACCAAAAATACTTTTGGTTCCTGTACCTGTTCTGTCTTTCTTTTCAACTCCGTAATCTAAAATAGTTTGGAGTAATTCTTGGTATTGTTTATCTAAATTATTCATTAGTCAATTATTTTAACTCATTATAATGTATCTAGAAACTCGTTGAAATCTATTTTAGATGGTGGTCTTCCATCTATATCACAACAGGTGTTATAATAATTTCTAATCTTTTGAATTGTTTCTTCTTTGTCAAGATGTTCTAATCCGTCCATTAAAGTGTTGTCCCAAAGTTTTTGTTCTTCCTCATCTATGTAATAAAATCCTTCTGATCCTATATATGGTATTTGATTTTCACTCATAATATTTTTAATTCTATTCTATATTTTTTTATTTTTTCTCTGACAGGTTGGAACTCATCTCCGTTACTTGCCTTGTGTCCTTTACCAACCGCCTCGTTAATCATTGCCTCGTTTTTTAAAATAAAAGACATTTTTTCTGAATTTGTCAACTCATAAGGAACAACTTCTGTTCTAATGAACTCTCTAATCATATCTTTTATCTTACCAATTTGTTCTGATGGGTTCTGTTTTGTTCCGTGAACCATCACAGATGTTTGGTAGATCGTTCTACTCAAATCTAATATCTTCTTATCAAATCCCATCTTTATCTGTATTTCTAATTACACCTTCAACTCTACCTCTATGATTGTAAGAATCTTCAATTACTTCTTTCACATATTCTGTATGTGGTTTTGTTCTATCTTCTTGTCTATGGTAATATAATCCCCAATCTCTATTACCATCTTGGGCTGGTAGTGGTTGTATTTCTTTAACACCATCTTTTATCGCTCGGTTCGAATTAACCTTAAAAATTTCAGACATTAAACTAATATTTGAAATTTCTTTAGTTTCTTTAACACCATTTTCAATAATGTCGTCTACCCTTTCATCTTGATCTAACCAATCACCATCTTCAACATGCTTAACTCCATTTTTAATTGTACTTATAACACTTATGGTACGAATAAGTCTATTCTCTTTGGTTTCTTTTACTCCATTTTCAATGGCATCTTTAATTCTAACGGGATCCACCCAAAATGGATCTATGATGTCCTTCACCCCATTTTCAATGGTGTCTTCAACTTCCCCGTAACTATTCCCTGAGTACCATTCGGTGTTCTTCACCCCATTTTGAATGGTGTCTTCAACCCATCCTTCAATAGGGATTCTAACTGCGCTGGTGTTCTTCACCCCATTTTGAATGGTGTCTTCAACCCGTTTGTTTATGCAGCAGCGCTTTCCATGGGTGTTCTTCACCCCATTTTGAATGGTGTCTTCAACTATGATTAAACGAGTTGTTGGGGTTGAGTAGGTTTTCTTCACCCCATTTTGAATGGTGTCTTCAACCTCATTATTTTGTTTTGGAGATTCAATTTGATGAACTATTTTACCTTTCATCTCTATTGACCCCAAATAACCACTAGGTGTTGTTTCTTTCACCCCATTTTCAATGGTGTCTTCAACATATTGGTTATATCCATCGTAATAAAAACTGGTGTTCTTCACCCCATTTTGAATGGTGTATTCAACATGTTCCATCGGAAGACCTTCGAGATAATCAATGTCCTTCACCCCATTTTGAATGGTGTCTTCAACCTTTTTTGAATTTGATTTTAACGGAAAAGAGGTGTGTCTTACCCCATTTTGAATGGTGTCTTCAACCATCAATGGTTTTCCAGCAGTACTTAAAGTTTCCTCAACCTTTGGTACATTCAAAAATCTTGATTCAAACCATCTCTTAATCAAATCTCTTTCTTCAGTACAGTCCTTATTTATTAGATCCAACTCACCTTGAAATATGTTATAGTTGAACCATAAGGTTTTATCATTTGTGAACTCAATCACCCATCTTTTGTCTTCGGTGAAGATCAACCAAGTTGATCCTTGTTTTGTTACATACTTGTCAGCACCTTCAATCATTTGGTCAAACATTCCAAAGACAAGTTTCTCTAATTTATTTCCTGATGGATTTTTCATTTTTTTTCTCTAATCTCGATGTTGTTTCCTAAATAGTATTTTTCAAACACAGTTATGTTTTCATAACCCACTTCTAAAATTCTATCCAAAATATCATCAATAGTCAAATTCTCACCTAAGTATGAATCTAATTTCTCTAAAAATTCTTTTGAGAAGTATTCAAGATCATCAAGTAATTTATTTCCGTGATCATCAGTCTTATATGGGACATCATATTTTTTCAATATATCTTCGATCTTTTCCTGTAACTTATCATCCAAGAAAAATATATCCCAAGATCCAATTGGTGAATCACCAGTATCTGCAATTCCTTTCAAGGTCAATTGGATTGCCCATTTTGTTTCAGTTTCATTCATCTTATCCCAAATTCTTACCGTAAGTTCTTCAGTTGGGAACGGGTATTCAAATTTAATAATTCTGAAGTTTGTTAAATCTCTCATTATAAACTGTGGTGTTCTATTCGTTTAATTTTTGCAAAGTAATTTTTGGTCATTTGTTCTTTGGTTTCACAATATTCACCCATAACAATGAAATCAAATACCACCTCAATTTCTTCTTTTAAAAATTTTTTAGTTTCAGGTTTTTCTGACCATTTTTGAGTATCAGGGCATAATGGGTAGAACTTTAAATTTCCACCATCATCATATTTCACCATCCACTCATCATTTTTAGTTATTAAATACCCTAACATGACTATAATTGTTTTTTTAGTAGTTCATCTCGTTTATAAGATAATTTACTTTCCAAAGGCAAAATTATACTGTAATGTTGTTCTATCCAATATTTTTCATGATATTTTCTTCTGAGTTGTTTTTCAAAGTTACTAATTAACATTTTTGCTCCAAATGTTTGTTCATATGTTTCACAAGAGTTAATGACTTTCTCAACCCATTTTGCTACGTCTCCGTAATGTGTACTTCTATTTTCCATATTGTTCTTCTAAATAATTGTAAAGGTTTTTGAAGTTGGTAGTTTCTCCTCTGTTTTGATAAAACCACATCATTTTTTTTGAGTATAATCCGTACTTTCTGTCATGACCTAATCTATCTTCAACGTG